ATTTTGTACACCATCCAATTGGAGTATAGCCAACCGAAAATCAATAAAATAGTGAGATAATGGCAATTAGATTTTCACTCACCATTGACGGAACCCCCGTGGATTTGTTTAACGATGAAAGCGTTGAACTCACACGGCAATTGAAGGACTTGATGAACCTTTCCACGATTTGGACTGATTACACCAAGGATTTCCAAATACCTGCATCCGACACCAACAATGAGATATTCTCCAACTGGTTTGATGAAAACATGGTGATTGTTGGATGGAATCCAAACAACGGCAAAAACGCTACCATTTACATCCACGGATTGCCCGTGTTTGAAGGTCGTGTGGAATTGATTGGGTGCAAGTTCAAAGATGGATTGCCACAATTGTATAACATCATTTTTTACGGGCAAACCAAAAAATTGATGGATGCGTGGGGTGAAACCTTAATGAACGAAGTGGATTGGAGTGCGTATGACCACACGGCAAATTACACCAATATACTTTCATCATGGGATGGTACATTGTTGAGCGGTGATATTTTGTGGCCCATAGCCGATTACAATCAGCAATGGAGATATTCCACATTGAGTGGCGTAAACGGAAACATACGCAATCCACGGGGGGTTGAAGTTGATGACCTACGCCCAGCCATACGCCTTCGTGCGATGCTTACAACCGCATTTGAACAAGTTGGATACACCTTGTCGGGTTCGTTCCTTACAAGGCCCGAAATGGATGATTTGTATATTTTGCCAATGCAAACTGCGGGGCCGTTGTATGACCCCGAATACACTTTGCCTGGTACATTTGATGCAAGTGTTGGCCCCTATACATTTGTAACCCGCACAACGGGGGTGGTCAATTATACAAAAATCATTTATCCCACCATCGGAACAAATCCATCGGGAAATTATGACACGGCAACGGGCATATACACCCCGAACCGCACGGGAAATTATACGATGCGTATTGGTGTAAATGTGTCGTTTATTTCGGTGTTGAATACATCCATCAGTTTTGTATTTATGGTCAATGGTCGGGTGATGAACACATTTGTTCAAACCACCAACACAGTTGGCACAACCTATTTTTCGGCAAACCTGGTGTTGAATTCGGGCGATAAAGTAACGATTGGTTACAATACATTTTCGACCATTGCCGCCGCATCAATTTTGACTTTTGATTGTAGCAAAGCCCCACAAGGGATTAATGGAACAACAGTCGGGATGGGCGATGCGATGCCACAAAAACCCATCAAAGATTTTATCAATGGCGTATTGCAAGGTTTCAACTGCATTTTGTTACCCATCGGCGAAAAGGAAATCGAGATACACAATTTGGCGGATTGGTTGGCGTTGGGAACAACAAAGAATTGGAGTCGGTACATTGACACCAAGGACATCCAACACGACAAAATACCAATCCCACGGGTTATTGGATTTTCGCATCAAGAATCAACATGCTTGGCAAATGCTTACTACAAGCAAATCAACAAACGCGAGTTTGGTTCGGTTAGCGTTATTCCCATTATCGATTATCCAACGGATGAATTCAAGGTGGAAACACCATTCCATGTGATTGCCCCCCAAGCGATGAACGAAGTGAATTTGAATGGTCAAATTGTACGCAAAACGGAATTGAATATCCCCGTGTTTATGGATAGCGATTTCAAACCTGTTCAACAAGATTATACCTTGTTTTACTACGGAGGCAAACAATCAATTTCCGATCCGTATTATTTTGACAATGTGAATCAATATGTGTTGCCGTTGATGACACCATATTCAGCGTATCCAACCCTTTCCACAAGTTATTCCAACGCATTCGGATTGGAATTGTCATTGAAAGGAGATGCCCCCGTTAAGACCATGTACGATATGTATTGGAGTGAATACCTATCCCGTATGTATTCAACGCAATCAAGGGTGGTTAAAATGACTGCGGTGCTACCCGTGGGCGAGTGGTTGAACCTTGATTTGAATGACACCATCGCGATTTCATCCAATTACTACAAAATCCAATCCATCCAATACGACATGTTGACGGAGATTGCGAACCTGGAATTGGTAACATACCCCAATGTTGAAATCATGCGATTTACATCCACGGGGCAACGCCCCGATTTCACCAACCCAGTGGAAACACCATTTGGGCAAACCTATTTGAAGGATTATTCGGTGGCCAAAGGCATCATGAATTCGTACACATTCAATGGGCAGAACTATTTGGATACCAACCAAGATAGCGACTACAATCAAAATAGCGTATCAACATTGGTTCACCAAGTGGAGAACTTGCAAAGCATCGTGCAGTTCAACCAAATCACAATGTACAATGACAACCCCGCAACACGGACAACCGATTCCACCATTTGGGATACCATTCCCATGGAGGAAGAAGAATCAATCGGGTATGTGCAGAACATCACATCGACATTGAACCCATCAAAGTATGTATGCACCGATGGCGGTCAATACAAGTTCACGGCGATGGCAGCATTTGGACAAAGTGGCAACAAGTCATTGGAATTTGCCATCCAAATCAATGGCATCAACACAACGGCATATGCGGTTACGGATTCCAACTTCCATAGTATCCAAATTGATACCATCTTGGATTTAGCCCCCACGGATGAAGTAACCTTTGTTTGGAAAATGTATTCGGGGAGTTCGCACACCATAACCATATTGAAATCCAACTTTTTAATACTGAAAAAATGATATCATTGATTATACAATTAGCACAAAGCCAAGAATGGTACGGGGTTTCCGAAAATGTGGAAATCGCCAAAGGCAAAAACCAATACAATCAAACTTGGAAACAAACCACAAAACACATTAAAAGAAAAATCAAGTCATGGCAGATGAAATTGAATACGAAGTAAAGGTTGATACATCCGAGGTCAAACAAGCGGAAAATGCGTTTACACGATTTACCAACAAAGCATCCCAAGCGTTTAGCGGATTGGGTGGCAAACTCAAAGATGTAGGCGATAAGTTCGGTGAATTGCCTGGGGTGGTTGGTAACGCATCCACATCATTGATGGGGTTGGGGCGTTCCATGTTGGCATTGGTAGCCAATCCGATTGGTGCGGTCATCGCTGGATTGGTCGGCATATTCGTTGCACTCAAAGAATCTTTGTCAAAGACCGAAGATGGCATGGATGCCGTTGCCCGTGTAACGGGGGCATTCTCGGCATTAGTGAAACCATTGGTTGAAACTGTATCATCATTGGCCGTTGTATTGGTTGATGGTTTGGGTTCAGCATTGGAATTGGTATCAAGTTTGTTTGGTGGTGCTGCGGAAGAAGGTCGTAAACTTGCCGATTTGAACGACCAATTGGAGGATCAAGAAATTGCATTGGCGGAACTTCGTGCCAACCAAAATAAACAATTGGCACAAGCCCGTGAATTGTTATCGGATTCAAACGCGGCATTGAGCGATAGAAAAAAGGCACTTGACCAAGTACGCAAAAGCGAAACCGATTTGGCATCAAAGGAATTAAAGTTTGCCCAAGACCGATTGAAGGCGGCAAAACTCGATCAACAATTAAATGGGGCAACCGAGGAATCCAAAAAGAGAATCAGCGAAGCCACGATTGGTGTGGCAAATGCCGAAACCGAATTGGCGGCAAAACGGAGATTGTTTAACCGAGAGGAAAAGAAATTGAATGCGGAGGCGGAACAAGCTGCAAAGGAACGGGCAGCGAAAGCGAAGGAGTATTCCGACCAAAGAGCAAGTGCGGCCAAAGACATACGCAGTGCGGAACAAGCCAATTACCTTGCAGGAATTCAAGATGACAAAAAGAGGTCGGAGGAACAAGCCCGATTGGAAAAAGAAAATACCATCCGTGAAATCAAAGCGGGAGAATATACCGCGACCGAAAAGGCACGATTGAAGAAAGCGGCAGAAGAAAAATACCAATTGGACATCACAAAAATTGCGATGGATGCCGAGAAAAAACGCCAGGAAGAATTAAAAGCATTCCAAGATAAGGCGGCACAAGATGAACAAAAGTTCATTGATGAGGCATTCGCGGTGGAACAATTGAAGGCCACGCAAACTATTCAAAACGAAAAGGATTTACAAGACGCGTTGCAACAATTGGAAATTGACCGATTGAATAACCAAATCCAAGCCCGTAAAGATGCGGGTCAATCTACCACCGATTTGGAATTGCAATTGGCCAACAAACGGATTGACATTGCAAAGAATGAGGAAGCCAAAAAGAAAGATTTGGCACAAAAGGAATTCGACACCAAAATGGCGTTGTATGATGCAACATCAAACGCATTGACGGCCATAGGTGGTGCGATTGGTGAAGAAACGGCAACGGCAAAAACATTGGCGGTAGCGGGTGCAATTATTGATACCTATGCGGGGGCGACCAAAGCATTGGCGGCGGGTGCGGGAACTCCCGTTGGTTATATTAACGCGGCGGCCATCATTGCAACGGGATTGGCGAATGTTCGTAAAATGACGGCAACGCCAGTGCCAGGGGCAAACGATACGGCATCCACACCGAGCATGGGGCCAAGTGTTTCAATCGTTGGTGGTTCGGCCGACCCATCGGCACAACTTGCACGGAGTTTGGCAAGTCAACAACAAAAGCCCATCAAGGCATATGCCGTGGCAACGGACATGAGTACACAACAAGCACTTGACCGCCGTATTCAACAAAACGCAACATTCCCAGGATAATCCGTTATATAGTTATGCAATTGAAAGGTATTAAAGTAGAATTAGCGTTGGTTGACGATGCAAAAACATTAGTCGCCGATTTCACAGAAATTTTGTCCGATATTGAACAAGCAGGAAAAGCCTATATGAAAGCATATGAGGTGATTGATATGCAAGGTTCAATGGGATTAGAATTATTTAGTAAGGCTAAAAATGTTGTGAATAAATTAGAATCGGCATATAAAGCATTAGGTGCAGATCCGAGATTAAGTAATGAGTACAAAAAATTGATACAACAAATGGACACATTGTTGACTTATCGCAAAAGATATAATTTCTAAACATATGAAAACATCATTCCAAAAATTTATGGATTCAACAGCCGTTCAAGTTGAATTAGGAGAAGTTAAAGTTGAATTAAACTTGTTAAACGATGGTGTGGAATACGCCAAGCAATTGAATGATATTGCAATTGAATTAAAAGGCAATAAACAAGATGTTGCAGTAACAATGAGGCGTATTGAAGGATTAACCAAAGATGGTATTGCAATATACCAATCATTGCAAACATTAAAAAAACGATTGGATTCGTTGAATAAAGAAATAGGTGCCAATGCATTATTCCCAGAATTCGTACAAAAAGCAGAGGATGCTTGGTCAAATGCTCATACATTAAAAATCTAATGAGAATCGTTGAACTCATATTGGATGAACAACAAATGGCAAGTGGCATTGATGCGATAAGCATCGTTGAAGCCCCCGCCATTGAATCCAATTTTGTTGCGTTGAAATCCCATGAAGTAAAGTTCGCCAAGGTTGACACCGAAAAGCGAATTTTGATGGGGCCGATATTGATTCCCGACAAACCTATTTACCGCAAACAAGTGGTGGATGGTGAATTGGATGAATTTTACATTTACTTTTCCAAGAACACTGTTGCCAAGGCATCACAAATGTATTTGATGAACTCAAAGCAAGGGAACGCCACATTGGAACATGAAGTTGAATTGAACGGATTGTGCCTGGTGGAAACATGGTTAAAAGAGGACATGGAAAAGGACAAATCGGCCATCTATGGAATGAACGACCCCATCGGCACATGGATGGGTTGTTTGAAAGTAACCAATGACGATGTTTGGGAAAACTATGTTAAGACGGGCAAAGTCAAAGGATTCTCCATCGAAGGTTATTTCGCCGACAAAATGAAAATGAGCAAAACTCCAAGCGTGATTGATGAAATCAAGGAGATGCTTATGGAATACCAAAAATCTAACAACAATAAATAATAAAGTTTTATGAGTATGAAAGCAGAAACAATTTTGGATCGCATCATGGTGAAACTCGGCATTGCCGAAGAACCCGTTGCGGTTGAATTGGCACAAGTTAAAACCGAGGATGGTCAAGCCATCTTTGAGGCCGATGCCTTTGAAGTAGGTCAAGCGGTATTCATTGTAACCGAGGATGGGAAAATCCCCGCCCCACAAGGTGAGTTCATTTTGGAAGATGGTAACAAAATCGAAGTAGACGAAAACGGAACAATCGTTGAGATTGCGAAGAAGGAAGAAGAAAAACCCGAAGCCGAAATCGTTGAAGAAGAAGTTGTTGCCGAGGATATGCCAATGAAAGACCAAATCGCGGAGGAGATGGCCAAGCCCAAGAAAACTGTGAAAACCAAAACCGAGATGGAAGAATCATATTTCTCCGCACAAATCAAAGAATTGGAAGCGAAGTTTGAAGCCCGTTTGAGCGCATTGGAAGCCGAAAAAGTTGCATTGTCAGCACAAAACGAGGAATTGATGGAAAGATTGTCCAACGAACCCGCCCCCCACACCGCATTCAACCCCGAGGCAAACGCCACCGAAAGCAAATTGCTTTTCAAATTGGGTGCCAAGCGTGAAGAAACTATCAAAGACCGAGTATTTAACCAACTTTTCTAACAACCACAAAAATGAAAAATAATCTTATCAAAACCCATTTGAGTGGCCCAACTGTATCGCCAAATACCTACGCGGGTTTATTTAGCAACAAATACATTGCGGCTGCCCTTTTGTCTGGCGAAACCTTGGCAAAAGAATTGATTACATTGCACCCCAATGTAGCGTACAAAGAAGTTATCCGTAACTATCAAAACTCAATCGACATCGCCGCTGCGACTTGTGATTTCACCGATTCAAGTTCAGTAACATTGGGCGAATATGTGTTGACTACCACCGAGAAGCAAGTGAACTTGCAGTTGTGCAAAAACCAATTGCGTACAACTTGGGAATCTGCACAAGCGGGATTCAGCGCATTTGAAAAAATGCCCCCAACTTTCGAAGAGTTCGTAATTGCTCAAACCGCTGCCGAGGTTGCCCAAGCCAACGAAATTGGTATTTGGAAATCAAACCTTTGGTACACTGGTGGTATGGTTCAATACCTCATCGACAATTCATCAGTAGTTCGCCCATTCAGCGGTGCTACAAATGGTGGTAATGTTGTTGCTCGTTTGCAAGAGGCATTGGATTACTCACCCGCTGCATTGTACGGAAAAGAAGGTTACCAATACTATGTTGGCCCAGGTACAATGAAAGCATACCAAGCCGCATTGTCAGCAGGTAACTACAACTTCCAATTCTATGTTGGTGAGAAGCCAATGAACTTCCAAGGTATCCCCGTAACTATGTGTCCTGGTCTTAACGACTACGACTGCGTATTGGGTATGAAGAGCGATTTGCACTTCGGTACTGGTTTGTTGAGCGATTACAACGAAGTTAAGGTTATCGACATGAGCGATATCGATGGTTCACAAAATGTTCGCGTAATCATGCGTTTCACTGGTGGTATCATCGCAACCAACCCAACTCAACAAGTTGTAATTAATGTAACCTAATTTGAGGTAAAACATAAAACTATGGGGTGGGCCTAACACCCACCCCTTTTTTTTAACCATATAATATATAAGAAAATGCCAAGTTGTGGAACATTATTAGGAAGATACGAACCATGTAAACAATTTGTTGGTGGTTTGAAAGGTGCGTTCTTCGTACCATTTGAATTTGCTAACCGAGTTACAAAAAGCGGTGCGGGTTTGGTAACCTTGATTGACAATGGTACAAACACCACCCCAATTTCAGCACCTTTTTGGGAGTTGAAGGGTTTGTCAACTTTGGAAACCGCCGTAATTGCTTCGCGTGATAACGGAACAAACGCATACGAAACAACCTTCACTTTGTCATTCAAGCCAAGCGGTAAAACTCCCGTAACTGGGGATGCCGATATGGATCAATTGAAAGTATTAGCACAAGGAAGATGGCAAATCATCGTGTGGGATAGAAACGACCAATTTTGGTTGATTGGTGAAAC